CTGGTGAACAGCGGCATCTTGGCAGTGGCGGTCATCATTGTACCAGTTCTGGCAGTGCGGGAAGTGCAAATGTCCTTGGTCTTGTCTAAGGCCGGAATGGAGATCACCGAGGCTGAGATCAGTTCCTTCGGTGCCTAAGTAAAACCTTGCGGCGGGAGTCGCAGCATACAATGTCAAGAGATTATGAAAGCTGCGACTCTCACTAATTTGGAACGAAAACTTATATCGATCAATAGGTCCGAATTCTACACTAAAGGTAACAAAACATTCAGCACCACACGATTCAGAAGTTTCTGCAACCTGAACGGTTTGCAGGAGGTATTCCAATATTTCAGCTTTTCAAGGCAATCGTCAGCGGGGAAACACTTCGCTGCCTTGCTGGAGAACAGGGTTTGTACTCTTTGTCACTCGAACATATCATCTCTACCTGCTCAGGTCTGTAAGGTTTGTCTTCAAACCAAAGAAGGGCGGCGCTTTGCGTATGAAAAAGGGCTCGTCAAAATGAGAGCTTCCAAGAACGACCCTCTCAAGCAGAAGCAGAAGGCTGAGCGCGTCTTGGCCCGAACAGGTTACACCCACCATATGAAAGACCCGGACTTTCTCCGAGCTTTCGAATCCCGACGCAAAGAGACTACTGGCTTCACGAACCCTTCTCAGGATCCTAGAGTTCAAGCAAAACGAAGAGCGACTTTTCTCAGAAAACTAGGTGTAGACAATCCTCTGAAGCTGGCCTCAGTTAGAAAGAAAGCGACTAATACTCTACAAGATCGCTACGGTGTGACTAACGCTATGCAGGTGGATCAGTCTAAAGAGAAATGCAAAGAATCCTGGCGGAGTCGTTTCGTAGAGGGTCATCCGTTGCGAAACGCTGAAGTAAAGGCGCGTTTAGAAGAAACCTGCTTGAGGAAGTACGGTGCACGTAATCCTCTCTGTGATCCGTCTGTTAGAAAACGAGGCCAACTGACTCTCATTCAGAAATACGGTACAGCCAACATATCGTCTGTTCCTATTCTAAGAGAGAAGGCTCGCGATACAAATATTCGGAAATACGGATATGACCACTGGTCTAAGAACCCTGAGCTCTTTTCAAGTGCTCGTAGGTTCAAAAGTAAACAACTCAGACTTCACAATGGTCAGACTGTTGCTGTCCAGGGTTATGAACCGCAGGCCTACTATCTTCTGACCTCAATATACGGGAAGTCGAGAGTGCATCCTCACGCCTTACGTCCAATATCTCTACCTTATGAGTTTAAGTCTAAGACCAGGGCGTTTCATCCGGATTTTGCTGTAGGCTCTCATTTCTTCGAGGTGAAAAGCGTTTACACCTTGCTGAACAACCTAAGCATGAATCGAGCAAAGGCCAAGGCTCAACCTTCGGTCAGATTCCTAGTCATCGACTCAATAAAAGCTGGAACATTTGAATACCTCCTACTGCCGGAGGGTTGGGACCTTCTAACTCGTGAGGAGCTAAAACACCTTATAAAGTTTAGAAAGACCTTTCAGTTTCTCCACTCTCTCAACCAATCAAAGTAAGGAGCCGCAATGGCACGTACTTCTCTTCAGGACCTGAGCTCTGTTCAGGATCCGTTGCAAACGTGGAACTTCGACGTGGTCATTCCGACCATTCCGGGTTCCAACGATTCTCGTAGTTTCACCTACAAATGCACGTCGACTCAGATTCCGGGCTCTCAGCTGGAGCAGGTTCCTCTGGAGGCGCACGGCGTCAAGCTGAACTTCGCCGGGCGTCGCATGTACCAAGGCACCTGGACTGTGACTCTGTTTGAAACCCGGAACTCCAGCTCACGTGACTTGATCCTCAAATGGATCGAGACCGCGCGCTCCTGGGCCTCTAACTCGGGGAACTACAAGAGTGTGTACGGCGTGACGGGTGAAGTCTTGCTGTACGACGACCTGCCTCAGGTGGTTCGCACGATTCGCATGTACGGTCTCTTCCCGACCAGCCTGGATGACTCCAACCTGGATCAGACGGGCGACATCGTTCGCTATACGGTGACGTTCAGCTACGACTACACCGAAGACGTCTAACGTCAAACAACTTTGGGGTTCCTTCGGGAACCCCATCGGAGGATCGTCATGGCTTCAATTTTTGATTCAATCAACACGGCGGCTCGTCAGGTTTCTACTATTGGGACCCGGGCAGCCGATACTTACTCAGGCATTCGTAACGCGACGTCTGCTGCAGTAAACGGCGACTTCTCAACTGCGATAGGGGCAATCTCCGCCGGACAGTCTATTCTCGGTGGTGTCAACCAAGTAGCAGCAGGTCTTGGCAGTCGTAGTATTCAGAAGCTGGCCGGCTCCGTTGGAAACACTTTGGGGCAACTCAATCGGGCCGCTCAAACTGCAAGTCGCGTCAATGGCATCTTCAACGACCTCAGCGACGCGTGGTCAACTTCCGACAACTTAGTTGACTTCTTTCGAAACGGATTCGTAGGCGGAGCTAAAACAGCGCGCTCTATCTTTGGCGAAGAGGAGTCGAGGTTCAAGACTAACAGCTTCACTGCTCAGCATTTCCTGCGGATAATGCTGAGCCGGGGTGATCCTCTGCTTGCGTTCGAGTGGGTAGGCTTCATAAACGACCCTGCCAATCCCGCCGGCATCCTACCGTCTATTTACGTAGACGCGATAGATACCCCTTCTCTTCAGTACGAGAAGAACTCTCTTTACAAAGCAGGTATCAACACTTCATACGCCGGTGCCTTATCGGTGTCTGAACTCGGGCTTACGCTGTATTCAGATACGACAGGGAAAGCCTTCCGCGTGGCCTCTTCTTGGTTCGGAGCAGTCCGTGCCAACGAGTCCGGGAACTACCGGCTGCCTAGAGACTACAAGAAAGAAATTGTGGTCTACATCTTCGATGCGAAGCGGAAAGCTGTCGTGTCCATGCACATCCACGGAACGTTCCCCGTCGCCTGGGAGCAGTACTCCTTGAACGAATCCGCCGACCCTTTAAGGACTCGTCTGCAGCTTTCTGTAGACACTGTAGAGTTCCGAGAGGCTTGAGACTCGAACCGTAGCCTAGTGTGAATTGGCTATGGACCTTACCTCGAGGTTTTTAACCCAACTTCCTAACGCCATGAAAGGCACGAACAGTCATGAGCAAAAAGCCTAATGACCATTCGGACAACGAGGTTCCCAACCTCGTCATCTCTCGCTCTGTCCAGCGAACTTCCCGAACTGTCCCTGTAAGCGAAAGCCTCCGCGAGGAAGGGCTACCTAGTGCCGAGGCGGCAAAAGAAGCCTCCGTGGCGCCAGGATCCCCTGAACCGTCCCTACCGGCGTCTGAGGCCTCGAAAGATCCCGCAGCCACTACCGTCTTCCTGCCGTCTCGCTTTGAGTTCTACCCGTTCAAAAGCATTTCGGTCCTCCCTGTCGGTGGTTTCCATCAAGCCAAGTTCTCGCGGGCTGCAAAAGAAAAGCTGACGCGCCATGTTGTTGAGGCTGTCTCTACTCTGCTCCCTGAAGGTATTGACGCCGCCGATCTAACTGTCCCAGACTTCTACTTCATCCTGTACTGGCTGCGCCTGAACTGCTATACCCGTGCTCAGCTCGTGCATAAGGGTGTCTGTCGAGACCACAAGCATGTGGCTCAAGTCCGAGAAGGTAAGAAGCCTGCCGACTCGCTGGTGAACCTAGTGACTGTCACTAAGACTTCTCTCAAGCAAGAAGAGCTGCCTCACGACTACCTGGGTGACTGGCAACCTGAACCCAGCCTCCTCGAAAAAGCTGACTACTACCCCTGCACTATGCGAGACGTCATTTCCTTGGAAGAGGACTTCGACGATCTCCCGCCTGAAAGCATGGATGAGCTGGAATACCTGGCCGACCTAGCGTCGTTCATTCGAATCAAAGGCAACCCGGAAGCGACTCTTCGAGAGCGCATCCAGCTTCTTGAGAAGGCCAACCCTGATGAGCTCGAGAGCATCGCCTTGTACCGACAAGCGGTATCGAACTACGGGGTTGAAGAGTTTATCAAATTCAAGTGCAAGGAATGTGGCGCAGAGACGGAG